AAAGTATTTAGGAATGAATTAATTATATTCTGTCAAGATAGAATTTATAAATTAACAGGAACATCAAGTTCTACATTTGCAGTACAAGAAGTTACAAGAAATATTGGATGCAAAGATGGTGGTAGTATTCAAGAGATTGGTGGTGATGTTATATTCTTAGCACCAGATGGTTTAAGAACTATTGCTGGTACGGCAAGGATTGGTGACGTTGAACTAGGATCTATATCTAGACAAATACAATCTAGAATTGATGATATAGGATTAAACAGAATATCATCATTAGTTATTAGAGATAAATCACAATATAGATTATTCTATCCTACAACTAGTGGTCCACAAGGTTCAGCAAAAGGAATTATAGGAGTATTAAAAACTAATCCTAATACAAATAGTATTGGTTTTGAGTATTCAGATATGATAGGTATTAAACCATCATCAACAGATTCTGATTTTATCAGTGGTGTTGAGACACAAGTATTTGGTGGCTTTGATGGTTATATTTATAAAATGGAAACTGGTAATACATTTGCTAATGGTACAACTAACTCTACAATATTAGCTACATATAGATCTCCAGATATGGTAATGGGAGATCCAGGTGTTAGAAAATATATGCAAAGAGTTAATTTAAACTATGAAGGAGAAGGAACAGCAGTTCAAGCAGATTTAGCAGTTAGGTATGATTATGATGATCAAAATACACCACAACCAGATAAAATATCAATAGTATCAGGAGGTGGTGCAGCAGTTTATGGAGTAGCGTTATATAATAATGCTACCTATGATGCATCTGGAATACCTTTAATTAGACAATCAGTAGAAGGTTCAGGATTTGCAGTTGCACTTAAAATAGATGATCAAAGTAGTTCAAATGCATTTTCAATTAAAGGCTTTCAATTAGAATTTACCCCAGGAGGAAGGAGATAATGGCAGGCTATTCGGCAAGACAATCAACATTTACATCAGGTGATACTATCACTGCGGCTCATACTAATGATGAGTTTAATCAATTATTAGCCGCATTTAATGCATCTACAGGACACACGCATGATGGTACTGCGGGTGATGGTGGACCTGTAACTACTCTTAGGGATAGTGATGCTTTAAATAAAATACTTGTAGACACAAGTAATAATCATTTAGAATTTTATGTAGAAGTATCTTCTGCAGCAGTACAACAGTTAAGAATACAAGATGGTGCTATTGTGCCTATTACAGATAATGATATTGATTTAGGAACTTCCTCTCTTGAGTTTAAAGATTTATTTATAGATGGTACAGCAAATATTGATAGTTTAGTAGCTGATGCTATGAGCTTAGGTGGCACTAGTATTACTGCAACTGGTGCAGAAATTAATTTAATAGATGGTGGAGCTACTGTTGGAACTACAGCAATTGCTGATGGTGATGGTATTATACATAATGATGGTGGTACAATGCGAGTTACAAGTGCTACTACATTTAAAACTTATTTTCAAGAAGGTATATCTACAGCATTTGATGATTTAAGTGCAGGTGATGCAGCTGTTAGTGTTACTACAACAGCAGGTAATATTACTATTGATGCACAGGGTAATGATACAGATATTATATTTAAAGGCACAGATGGAAGTGCAGATACAACATTCTTAACTATTGATGGTAGTGCTGCAGGTAAAGCAACATTTAATAGTGATGTAGTTGTAGGTGGAGATCTTACTGTAACAGGTGATGATATTATCATGGGTACAAATACTGCAGGTAATCTATTAATTGCAGATGGTACAAACTTTAATTCAATAGCAGTAGGATCATTATCAGAAATATCTTCAGTAGCTAGTGATGACGTATTATTAGCAGTTGATACATCAGGTGGTGGTCTTAAAAAAATTGTTAGATCAACACTTGTATCAGGGCTTGCTACATCTAGTGCATTAACAAATGTAGTAGAAGATACATCACCTCAGTTAGGTGGTGATCTTGATATGAATGGTCAAGATATTGTTACTACATCTAATGCTAATATTGATTTATTACCTAATGGAACTGGTAAAGTTATTATGGATGGTAATGGTAGTTCTGGTGGTGTATCAGTATCAGACGGATTAATAGATATTAGAACAGGAACTGGTAATGTAGCTAAAGTTAAATTTTATTGTGAGTCTTCAAATGCTCACGCACAAACTTTACAAGCAGCTCCACATTCAGCTTCAAGTTCAGCAGTATTAGTTTTACCAACAGCTTCTGGAACACTAATTGGTACAGGGGATTCTGGTACTTTACCAGTAGCTGCAATTGATATTGATGGTGGTACAGATATTGGTGCAGATTTAACTACATCTGATTTAATTGTAGTAGATGATGGAGCAGGTGGTACAAATAGAAAGGCAGCTTTATCTAGAGTAGTAACTCTAATGACAGCACAAGGATTTAGTACAGATGATCCAACAGCTTTAGCAATTGCTTTAGGATAAATAATCATTGACTTTTTTACATACAACTATATAATATAAATAACAAGGAGAATAACAAATGGCGAATACATTTAAAGTAGTTACATTTGCAGCAGAGCCAGCTTCAGCAGGTACTGCTTATAAAATGTATACTTGTGCAGGTAGCACAACTACAGTAGTTCTTGGTTTAATTCTTACAAATATACACTCTAGTGCAGTTACAGCAGAGGTAGAACTTGTAAGTAATACAGGAAGCAGAGGTGGTGCTAATGATGTAACTAACACAACATCATTTTTAATTAAAGATGTAACCATTCCCGCTGGATCAAGTTTAGAGATCTTATCGGGGGGTAAGGTAGTTTTAGAAGCAACAGATGAATTAAAAATAGATTGTTCAGTAGCTGATAAATTATCAGGAACATTGTCAATAATGGAGATAACGTAAGATGGCTTATATTGGACGTACTCCTACCAATGCCGCATTAACTGCCTCTGATTTAGCAGACGGAATTGTTACTGCTGCTAAAATTGAAGATGGCGGAGTAGTAGCAGCTGAGATTGCAAGTAATGCAGTAACAACAGCTAAGATAAATGCAGATGCTGTAACTGGAGCTAAAATAGCAGATGATGCTATTAACAGCGAACATTTTACTGATGGATCAATTGATACGGCACATATAGCTGATGGACAAGTTACAACAGCTAAATTATCAACTGCGGTATTTACTGGAGCAACTGATATTGGGGCTAATATAGTAGATGCTGATTTATTTTTATTAGATGATGGAGCTGGAGGTACTATAAGAAAAACAGAAGCTTCAAGAATTAAAACTTATATTGGTACTGCAGACTTTGGTTCAATAGGAGAGCATGCTTTACCAAGTGCAGATGATACTTACGATTTAGGAAGTTCATCAAAACAATGGAGAAACATTTATACTGGTGACTTACATTTATCTAATAAATCTAAAGCTGAAGGTAACGTAGTTGACGGAACAACTGGAGACTGGACGATTCAAGAAGGATCTGAAGATCTTTTTATTCTTAATAACAAATCAGGCAAAAAATATAAGTTTAAATTAGAGGAAGTTTAATCATGGCGATTGTCTCTAATGGAACTACCATTGCTGATGCTGGAGCATTTTCAGTAAATCTAGGTTCGATGGTTCTTATCAAAACTTTAACTGCTAGTAGTTCTGGGACATTGTCATTCGTACATGGAAGTTCAGATGTAGTTTTAGATAGCACATATCCTATTTATGTTTTTAAATGTATTAATATCCATCCAGCAACTGATAATGTAAAATTTAATGTTAATTTTAGAGATGGTGGTAGTAGTTATGATGCTACAAAAACAACAACGATATTTAGAGCCTTTCATAAAGAAAATGGTGCTAGTTCAAATTTAAATTTAGAAACAGGTTCTGATTTAGCACAAAGTACATCAGGTGCAACAATATCAATTGAGTTAGGTAATGGTAGTGATGAATGTTGCTCTGGAACTTTACACTTATTTGACCCATCATCTACTACATTTGTTAAACATTTTATTTCTAATTTTAATACTTATCAATATGGTGATATTACCATGAATCATGTTGCTTCTGGATATAATAATGTTACTGCTGCAATTGATGGTGTGCAATTTTCTTTTGATTCTGGTAACATAGATTCAGGAACAATCAAACTTTATGGAATTAAGGATAGTTAAAATGGCAGTAGTATCAGGTGGAACAACATTAATAGACAATGGTGCTTTAGATAGTGCAGTACCAACAGGAAGTTTAACATTACTTTCAACACAAACTGCATCAAGTTCAGCTAATATTTCTTTTACTTCAGGAATAGACTCTACTTACAAAGAATATATATTTAAATTTATAAATATTCACCCAGCGACTAATACATCAAAATTTCAAATTAATGCTTCAGCAGATACTGGATCAAATTATAATGTCACTAAAACAACAACTTATTTTCAAGCGTATCACACAGAAAATGATGATCCCGCTGTACTTCAATATTATGCAAATAGAGATTTAGCACAATCAACTGCTGCACAACAATTAAAAGATATTGGAAACACTAGTGATGATTCTGCAGCAGGAATATTACATCTTTTTGATCCTTCATCAACAACTTTTGTAAAACATTTTATTTCAACAAATACAGGACCAACTGGAGAAGCTACACAAAATTTACATCATACATTTATTGGTGGTTATTTTAATACAACATCAGCAATAGATGCTGTTCAATTTAGTATGTCTAGTGGCAATATAGATAGTGGAACAATTAAAATGTATGGGGTAAAATAAGGAATAATCATGGGTTTAATATCTAACGGCACAACAATATTCGATAGTGGCTCAATGGCATCTGGTTTTGGTGGAAATTTAAAGTTTATCTCAAAACAAACTGCATCATCATCATCTACTATTAGCTTTACATCAGGGATTAATAGTACCTATAAGGAATATTTATTTACATTTAAAAATATGCACCCATCTGCCGATGGAGAAGATTTACAATTTAACATGAGTGCAGATAGTGGATCAAATTATAATGTTACAAAAACTACAACAGCATTTAGAGTTTTTCATAATGAAGCTGGTAATGATACAAATTTTTCATATCATACTGGAGAAGATTTAGCACAAGGAACTGGTTTTCAATCTATTGCATACGAAACTGATAATGCTAATGATAGTGGTATTAGTGGTAGTTTACACTTATTCAATCCTAGCTCAACTACTTTTGTTAAACATTTTATAGCACAAACCTCATCTTGTATAGATGGTGGTGCAACTTATGGAATATACAATCTTAATTTTTTTACTGCTGGATATGGAAATACAACAAGTGCAGTAGATGCTATA